ATAGGCCATGCTGCCGTAGGGATCGCCGGCCGGGTTACCCGCGGCGTCCGTGAAATTGGGATCGAACGCGCCGTTTCGGCCGCCCAGGCTGATCACGCTGTACCAGCCCGTCGCGGTCATGTTCAGGCCGGATTGCCAAACGGGAATCTGAATTTGGTTTACCAGCACCATCTGCACGTCCTGGATGGGCCCCATACCCAGCAGCACTTCCATATACGTCAGGTTTCCGTCATTCCGGGAAAATACAATTGGGGGGTAATACCAGGCGGTACCGTATAGCAACGGTACAAAGTCATTATAGACTGCGACATTGTCGTTCACGGGCGCATACTGCCACCCACCGCCATAACTTCGCACCTGAATCGACGAAGGCACAAACTCCAGGCCGCCGAAGCGCATCGGTCCGGAAAACATACCGCGCGCTTCGCAATCGAGGCGGGTATACGCGCACGAGGTGTATGGGACGCCGGCCAGCATGCCGCCCACCCCCCCGGTCTGATCGGGCGAATATCCGCAAGGATACAGAAGTGAGTATTGTCCGCTGCTGCCCCCGTTCACCGCTTCCTGCCGCTGCTGTGCATCAGATGGGAACTGCCACGGGCACCTCCGCTGAATCCGCACCGGCGGCAGCAACACTCGCTGCATGCTCATCCAGTTCACTGCCGAAAGCTGGAATAGCGACTCGGTGCTCTGGTCGGGCGGGTTGACGATGCCCTGAAACAACACTGCGGCATTAGACGTGGGTGCGTTCTCAAGCAAGTTGTAAAACAGGAACGTGACCGTCATGGTGGCGCCTTTCCAACCTACCGACCGCTCCAGTTCCGAAAAGTAAGAGTCGGCGTTGGCCATCGACACCGACACGCGAGGGATTACGTCCACCCCCTGCTCCGAGGACGTCTGCACCGCGAAGACGTTGTGCTTCATCACCCGCGGCGCGTAAGTGTTGCCATTGTAAACGATCTGGTGCGTGCTCCAATACTCCGCTTGCCCGTTCTGCAATACGCACTGGAACAGCAGCAGCGGGGTGTCGGTTACCGCCAGTTCCTTTAGATCATAGATACTCAACATTGACGATATCCAACTCACAGGAATTGCGGTCTGGGCCCACGGTTGTAATCGTGAACGCGTCGCTTTGAAAACGCGCGTTCGGGTACACGCCGCTCGTTTCGGATGTCTCCTTGTAGAGTGAGGCAGCGATCTGCGCTTCCACCTGGAATCCGAAGACGTCCACGGTAGTGCCCGGATTCAGGGCGATACCAAAGCTGATTGAATCGGCGGTGTCTTGCAACTGCCCCGCGGAGATCAGCCGCGTCCACTGGGGGCCGACCGCCTGTGCTTCGGTCAGCGAGCCGCGCACCAGCCATACCTGTGTAGCCTGGTCGCTGCGCGCGTACAGGCTGAGACAGTAGTCCAACGATGCAGGCGCGGCGATGGATTGCTGTAGCATCAACGTTGCGCCTGTCGGGTTGGCAGCCTGGTACGCGGACGTGCCGCCCATGGGATCCGCCACGCCGGCGGTCAATGTCAGCAGCGAATCGGCCTGCCATACGGGCTGATTCTGCTGCTCGCTCCACGCCAGTAGGTTATCGGCGGGGTCCAGGAACGTGAATGGCGTCAGACGGCCTTCCACAGCCTGAAACAGAGCTTCCAGCGCGGCCAATTCCTGGTCGCTCGTCTCCTCGAAGGACAAATGCCATTCCGTGATCGCCGCCGCGGCGTCGGCCAGCTTGATCTGGTAGTCCTGTGCACTCTGGTTGATTACCGTCCTTGCCATGCGCTGCCTGATGATCGGAAACTGGCCGGTCGCCCCCGAAGATAGTTGTGGAAAGTAAATCATGTTACGTCCTGTTTTCGCGAACGGTGACGGTGGTCTTTCCCCGCATTTCACCCCTGAGTTGGAAACCGAATGTGTCGCCCGTTAGGCTGCAGTTCGGATAAACCGTTCCGTCCCATGGATCGGTGAAGGAGAAGCTGCCGAATCTCCCCTGATTGGTTAAGAAGAATTGGTCTAATGTGACCAGTTCGCTTTCGTCCAGCAGGTCGAGCGCGATGGTCCACTGATGCAGCACCGAAGGGTTGTCTCGAAAGCGCTGCTCGGTGCCATCCAGGAAACGGATCGCGTCGGTGTTAAACAGCAGTGTCTTCGTTGCCGGATATTGCATTACAGCGCCGGTCTTGAGTGTCGGAAACATGGCGGTTAAAGGTTCGTAATTACGTCGTTGATGGATCCCATATTCAGCATCGACTGCCGGACCGCCTGTGCGATATCGTCGCTATGGTCCAGAAACGACTGGCTGTCCATGGCTTGTACCTGAACGGTGATCTGCGATCCCGCGCTGGAGCCGCCGCTTGGTACGGAGCGTGGCAAACCATTCTCGCCCCAACTTACGGGTGCGCCGTTGGACGTGGCCTGCAGGTTTAAGGATTGTGGGAGCGCATAAGGCACCAGAGGCGCGGGTTGTTGAGACTGTCCCCCGCCAAACAAACTGGAAAACAGCGATACCAGCGGCAAGAGGCTAAGTCCGCCGCCCAGGACTTGGCTCGCCGTGCTGAGCACGTCTGAAACATCGCTGCCGGCGCTGGAACCCTGAGCATGACTTCCTTGCGCGAGGGCGTCGGTGTTAGCGGCGGTAGCTTGCGTCTGTGCGTCGATCACTTGGGCGGCTTGCCCCAGAGCGTCGATCAGCCCTTGTTGAGATGTTGCGGATTGCCCGCCCGACGGACTGCCTGACGCTTGGTTGAACGCAGTTAGTAGTGTCTGTTGCGAAGTACTAGCCATTTTTCTTCCTTGGCGCGGGAGCGCGATTGGGGCGCCCAAGGTCGGGACTGGCGTTCACCTGCGCAAGCTCATGCTCCAAAATCAAGAAGGCTTCCACCTCGCGCGCCCCCAGGCCGTCGATTCCATGTTGCCCCAACTTGCGCCGCACCAGATACTCCTCGATCCATGCCATGCTTTGTACCGTCACAAACGATTTTGGACACTCGGTGGCCGCCGCATTGCTCCTGGCCCACACAACGCGCTCGGGCGTCTCCAGCGCCCGCGGTATCCAACCGCACCTGCGCTTCATCTCCAGGCCGGCTTTACGGCAAGTCGCGCACTCCCAGCCGGCTTGGTTGGAAAATTGAAAATGGAGTGCGACGGTCAGTTTTTTCTTTCGGCATCCGACAGGCCGCACTGTTGCTTGACCGCCGCCAAAGCTTCCCGGTACAACTCTTCAGGCCCGCTCGCGGCCAATGACTCCGGAGTCGCCGGCAGCCCGTCCAACTGCAGGCCGGTTACTTCTTTCAAGCCCCACAGCAGATAGATCCGATCGATTTCCGACCCTAGCAGCGCGGCTTCCATTCTTTCGTCGGGAGCTTCGCCCGCTTCTAGGAATTCCCTTCGCGCCGCCAACTCCCGAATGCGCCGCATCAACTCCACCCGGCGCCCAAATGACATCTTGGCGACCGTGTAGCTCACACCACGCGCCACCGTGGAGTCTATCGTTTCGTTACTTGTATATTCCATCTGGGCCCCAACCAACCTATGTCTCAGTGGGGCGGACCCCCCGGTCCGCGCGGGTCCCCCTGGACCCGCCGCTCTTGCTATCCGAACGCCACCACGATTTCGTTATTCGCCGTCCCCTGCGCTTTCGATCCTTGGAATTTCCATTGCAGCCTGTTGTCGCTGTCGTCGAATTCCGGTACTACGGGCACCACGCTCATCATGTAGACGCCCACGACCTGGCCGGTTTGCTGCCCAAGCTGAAACATCAGGCTTATCGGAGACTGCTGCCGCGCCGCTTGGTACAGCCCTTGGGTCGCGGTATCGTCCATTTCATACAGGCTGAACGCCGCAGTCACGGACCGCGGTCCCGGTGCGATAGCTAGCGGCAGGTTGGTTCCGAATTCCTTCGACCTTAGATCTAGGCTGTTGTCTAATTCGAATGTCCCGCTGGTGATTGTATAGAACTGGCTGGCCGCAATGCCCAACCAGGCCTCGCCCATGTTACCCGGCACGATCGAATAATCGAACGCCCCCAGGGCCGGCTCTACGGGAAAGCTGCTGAGCTGCCCCTCTCCCGCCGTGAAACTGGCGCTGTCAAGCAGGTCTTGCGCCATACCTTCGAATTCAAAGGTGTGAAAATCGCCATTCACTTTTACAGTCATCTTGTCGACCGCCGCTCCGCAAAGAATCCGCTGGAGAGCTGCGCTGGGATCCCAATAATCGAAGATGCTGACGCTTGGCAATTCCGTCGCCGGAAAATAAGAAATACTCGGAGCGATCTCGGTCCCCGCGGCCGGAACGCTGGAGAATGCGGCGTTCAACTGCACGGCCGTCCCGCTGACGATAGCGGTTACAAACCGCATCTCGCCGTTGCATGACACGCCCTGACCCACCGCGAGCCCATGCGGCGCCGCGAAGACCAGCGTAGTGCCGCTTGAACCAGCCGCGGCCGTCCCGCCTGCGTACATCGCCGGCGCGGCCCCCATGCTGGCCTGAAACAGCGGTCCATAAGATGGACCCGCGCTCTGCCCGCCCCAACTCGTCATGTATGTTGTCAAATCGAAACTGGTAACGCGCCGCAGCCCCGCGGGTATTCCTACGAACGTCCGGCTGCCAGTCTTGTCCCGCCGGTCGGCTGTCTCCAGATTATTCTTGGCCGTCAGCTTCAACGTGGGAAACCGGTTCTGCGCCGTGATCGCCGGCGTCTGTCCGTAGCTGTTTTCCAGCCCCGTGTAGAAACGGTTGGCATTGGATGAAATGTACGATGACATAGCTTTAGTCGCTCACCCCCACATTGAAAGAGACCTTGCCTACCTGGATGAAGTTCTGTCCGCCGTGCTTCACTGGCCCTAACGCCGCTTCATAGCATCCGGCGTAAAACATTCCTTCGCCCCAGTCTCCCCGGTTCTGATCCAGCACCTGGGTCACAGCGTCGGTATACATTTGAAGTTGATCCTCGATCCCTTCCAGCCTGTCTTGTGAAACACGCATTTCGACCGCCATGACGGCGATTCCAGAGAAATTCCTGAACTTCTCCTTGAGCTGGTTCACGATTTTCTCGCAGTACACGTTGACCGCCGGATACACCACGTCGGTGCTGCGCTCCGCCAGTTCAATCGATACGTTCTGCGCCAGAATCTGATTCTGCCCGAGCGGCGGCAGAGTCACATTCTCCGCCAGAGCTAACGTCGTTACGCAGGCGTTCAGTCCTTGCGGTGCGCTCAGAAGAGCGACGACTTGCGCGGTGACCGTGCTGCCTACCCATGCCATTCTTTAGCCTCTCTGAAGAAGTCGCGGCAACGCGCGAAGATAGTCTGGCGCCTGTCCGGTTCCCGGGGCCCGTCCCAGCGTGGATACTGGACCTGCCTGGACCCAGACTTGATCCAGCGGCATCCGCAGCGTATTCTGCAGCGCCATTGCCGTAGGCAACAGGCCAACATACACATTCCAGCTTGTCGCATTGGCCGGCCGATTGACCGGCTGGGCCACTAATACATTCCCTGCCGCCACCGTAAGAGTACTCGGATTGCTGGCCTGACCCTCCTGGCCCTCCACGTTCAGCCATGACACGCTCGCGCAGTAGGTCGTGGCCGGTTCGCCGCCGGGAATGGACGTCAGTTGCGGCGGAGCCGCTTGCGGGATGGGGTTTGACGCAATGCCGATACCGGTCTGAATGAGCTTGTCCATGGCCCACTGCGCCAGTTGCTGAAATTGATCCCTCTTGCCTTTATAGCGATCGTTCAATTGGTCGAAGTAGGCATCCTGATAGACTAGCGTCAAGGTTTGGAACACGTGCCAAAACTGCAGCGGCGCTGTGACCACGATGTTTTTCAACGCTGGCTCCGGTGGGAGCCAGAACTGCCAGTTGCAGGTATTGCTGCGCTCCAGCAGAGTCGTCACTTCGATACCCAGCTCTTGTTGCGCCAGCACCAGTTTTTGGCTGAGATTGATGTTCTCCGTTTGCGCCGTTGCCAGCACAAAGGAATCCTGAATTGTCAGATCCTGGATCGTTGATATTCCATCCGTGAATAACGCCATCGCCCTGGCCTACTCTTTGCCCGGCTGTGCGCCGCCTCTCAGCTTGCGCAGCTCATTGGGCGAGATGACGGTGAATTGCATCCGCGACGCCGCCGCGAGCTGATCCGCTTGCCGCTTCGCTTCCACCTTCTGCTCCTGGAACTCGCGTGCTTCATCGGCCGTCGCCAGGCGCGCGGCGCCTTCCACCATCATCCTGGCCGCAATCCGGCGCGGGACCTCGGTGCGCACTCCTTCCCGTCCGCCATCCGGAGTCTCAAGGCTTACCAGCACGGCCGACGGATCTTTTAGACTGTCCTCCATCGCCCGAATCTTTCTGAAATAAACTTGTAGGTCCATTGGTTGTCTCTCGTGGGGCTGGGCATACCCAGCCCCCTTTTTCTTGTTGTACGCCTGAGTACAGCGCCGCTTGCGCCGGCTAACAATTCACCTGGACGCCGAAATTGTTGCGAATCACCGCGCAACCGTACAGCACGTCCACGGTGAATTGCTGAGCCAATGTGTTGGGCTGGTAGCTCATCACCACGCGCATGCCGAAGTTACCCATCTCCGCGTAGTGCGCCACTGCGCCAGTACCGTATAGCGGCTGCGGCAGTCTGCGGATCACCAGGCCGATCGCCGGTTTGGTGAAGGCCAGGTTGTGCGTCGTGATGGGCGCACTGCCGGTGTACGCGATGAACTGCGATCGCATCACGAAAAAGTCCTTGATCTTCCCCACCGTGCCGTCGATCAAAGCCCGCAGCCCCGCCTCGCCGGCGGTCTGGAATTCGCTGAAGCGTTCGATCTGCCGCAATGCGGAATATGTCGCGGCGTCCACCACCAGGAATTTCGGCTCGGACGATGGAACCATCGCCGTAAACAGTTCGCTTTCCGCCTGATCGATCACCGCTTCCACCAGCGGCGTCCCCGGCGTGCCCACCGGCGTGTTCGCCGTAAACCCCGCAAACAGGTTCAGCAGGCTTGTCTCGATGCTCTGGGCGATCGCCACCACGGCCGGTTGCATATAGACCTGCAGTAAGTCTGGAACCGCCAGTACCTTGGTCACATCCGGAATCTGGAAGGTCGCTTCGGCGTGTGTGTTCAGCACAATCTGCGCATTTCCCAGGTTCGGGTTCTGCGGTTGCACTGTTCCGCCCTCTGCGATGTTGTTGGCTACCAGCACCGGAGGAATCGGGATGTTCACCGTATCCCCCGCCTGCGCCAATACGGGTTCATAGTCTCGGTTGACCAGGTTACCCATGACTAGGTTCCCGACCAAGGCGGGCAGAGCGTCTGCCGCCACCAGCTTTACGATCGCGCTGGCCACATTAGCTGATGTAATTATTGCCATTCATTCTCCTAAGTTGACTAGGCCCTTCTGCCTGTCTCTATTGAAATTCAGGCATTCCTGCCTGTCTTGCCTATATGCCGCGCAGGCTCTGCGAAGCAACGCGCAGAATTTCCTTCCGCACTTTTTCCGTCTGTTCGGAACTCATTCCCGGCCGGATGTTCTCTATGTCCACACTTTCAGTGTTTTCCCGCGGCGCCTTGTGCGCGCCGGTGATCCCGGAGCCACCGGGTATCCTGGCCGGTAGAAACTCCGGATTTTCGCTTACGAAGTTGCTCAAGTATTCTTTGAGAGGCACTTCGCCGTCGTCGCTGTGCGCCAGCAGCCGGCCGTCCTCCGTGCGGAATACGCCCTCGTGTACCGCCCGGTATGCCAGGTCGACCTTCGCAACCCCCAGCCGTTGCAGTTCCGCCCGGATGGACGCGCCCCTCTCCGCCTGCTCCGCCGCCTGCCGGCTGCGCTTGCTCTCTTCTTCCACTTCGCTCAGCCGCCGCTCCAATTGCTCGCGGCGCCGGCGTTCCTCCACGAGCTCCGTCTTGTAGGCCGGCTCGCTTTTGACCTGCTGCTCCTGCAGAAACTCTTGAATTGCCTGCTTCACAATCGCTTGTACGTCTGTCTCTTCCATAACCCCTCGTTAGCTCTGTGCCTCAATCTCCTGCGCAATCTGAGTCTTGATCTCCTGCCGCACATCCGATAGAAACTTGAACGCCAGTTTCTTGAAGACCTGCTTCTTCAGCGTTTCCGACTCGATCCCCATAGTGAGCAGCTTCCGGGCATCGTCTAATTCATTGCTGAAATCGGCGATATCGAACTCGTCCAACCCGGAGACGTCGATCGAAATGTTGTCTTGGCGCGCCGCCGCGATGGCCCGCAGAACCTGCTTCATGGTCTCCTTCACCGCGTCGCCGTAGGCCCGCAACACCTCCTGCGTGATGCTAAAGTCCCTCTGCTTGCTGACCCCCGATTGGTGCTGGCTCGATGCGTCCGACCCGGCCGCGTGCGTAATCAGATAGCTCACGCGATAAATTTCGTCTTTGAGTTGGACTAGATTGTCGGCGGCGATTTGGTAAACTTTGCCTTCCGGCTCGGTCCATCCGAAGCGGTCCCCGGGAGCCAGTTGGATGAAGTAGGAGTCGCCCACGATCTGGTTCCATTCACGGTCCGAGTAGATCACCGGAGAGGCGAACAAACCCATCGTCAGCGCCCAGGCAAGTGCGTTCGACTTGTTGAAGTGCTCCAGTTGCAGCAGGGCCGCTTTGTTCATTAACCAGAGTCCTTCCGTGACCCGCAACGGAAAGATCGGCACCCGGTTCTGACCCGCCAACCCGTGCAGTCCTTCGTCCACCAGCCGTATCTCTTTGTTTTTCAGTTGCTGGTAGACTTGGTAATTCTGGCGGTCGTAGTAGATCCAGCGGGTCTCCCGGACCCACTCGCTCTCAGTGACCTGGGACTTGCGCAGCGATGAGGTCCGGATCACCGCCCAGTCCAGCCCGCCGCGGTCGTCGTAGCTCCAGTTGATCAGTTCCTCCGGCGAGTAATCCACCAGATACGCCCGCGAACGCCCCACGGCGTCCTCTTCCGCGCGGTTGCTGACCGACACCGGCGCGCGCGGAAAATCAACGACGATATAACTCCGGCCCTGCACCAGGGTTTGCACAATCCTCTGGCGGAAGAACTCGGCCATGGAAGTGCCCTTCAGGTCGCAATCCTCCGCAAAGACGTTGTAGAAGCCCTTTGCCGCGTCGTCGCTGCCGTCGAAGACTAATGCCGCCTCGCGCCGCATCAGCGTCGCCGCGTACCAGTCGATGATCGAGCCGATATAGTTTTCGTAAAACACCCGGCTCAGCCGCTCGGCATAGATATCGCTGGGCTCCTTGTGCCGCCTTACCAGATACTCGAAGGCGTTTTCCCGCATCTGCTCGCCGCCGGCGTAAAGGTCCCTGTACTTTTTCCACATGGCCTTCTTGGCGGCGTACTCGGGATGCTCTCGGTCGATATTTACCATCTGGTCCTCAAATCAGCCGCTCCCGATGTTCGCCGAGCGCCGGTTGCGGTCTGCATTCCTGCCACAACAGGTAGCCCAGCGCGTCCGAAAGGTGCGTCCGGTGACGATCCTTTTCCTTGTCGATGGCGTTGCTGTCCGCCTTGTACGACACCTGCTCGAAGTCCTTGATCAACTCCTTGCACTTAGGGTCCACCAACAGCCGTATCTCGCCGTCGGCCGAGCGTAGCTTCGCGTTAGTCAGCGTGATCCGTTCGCGCACGCTCGGATTGGCTTTCGGTACCTTATACGCCAACCTTGCGCCGTAGTTTATCCGAAAGTACTCTCGCACGATCTGGTAATCCGAGGCGCCCGTGGTATGCTGGCTGTTCCCCGATGCGTCGCCGTATACCACAACCCCGCTTCCGTGGTTGGGAAATCTCTTTTCAAACTCCTCGCAAGCTTCGTGCGTGCTGGCATGCCGCAGCGCTAGCTCGTCCAGCACGAATACCGTCCGCCCCTCGATTTGCGCCACTACCGACGACATCGGGTCCACGTTGAAATCCAACGCCCACAGCAGCGGGCAATTCGGGTTTACATGCAGACTCTTGATATGCTCGCGGCGATTGAAGCTGCTATACACCAGCCCGCCCTGCATGCTCACGTACCGCCCCAGCGCTTCTTGTTGATAAAAGGTCTCATCGTAGCTGCTCCTCAGCCGTTCGTAGAAGTCCGGAACCTTATCGAGCACGTACCGGTTCTCAAGGGGCTCCGCGACGATCGCGCTGTATCCCGCAACCGGATCCGCGATGAACTTCCGATAGACCCAGTCGTAGCCTTTCGGCGTCCACGCGGCAAAGCCGCAGAGTCTTTCGGCTTGCGGGTCGCGCAGCCGTCCCTCCAGCCTTAGCCAGGCGCCCTCCGGCGAATATGTCAGCTCATCGAGTCCGAACCAGGCCAGGTTAGTGCCGCGCAGCCGCTCAAAATCGTCCACCGGCCGGAATATGATGCGCGACCCACTGTCTTTCATCGTCAGCATGTTCTCGGCCTTGTTGTAAATGTACGGAATATCCTGATTGTCCAAAATGGCTAGGAATGTCGTTTGCGTGGCATCCCGTAACATCGGGTAAGTCGGCGCCCCGATCAGGCCCAGCCGCCCCTTGTTGTAAACGGTAAGCCTGATCGCCTCCTGGCAAAGGGCCTGGCTTTTGCCCGAAGCGATAGGTCCTGAAAAACCCTTGAATCTCGAGGCGCAGTCGTGAAAGGCCTTTTGTGAAGGAAGCTGGACATAGCCTATGCCTTGGTCGACGATCCCGTCTCGTCCGGTTCTACCCATCGCACCCTGACTTCGCGTGGCTCGTCTGCATCCAGTTCCTTCTCGATCTGCAATAATCGCACCAGGTCCGCCAGTGTCGGCTTCATCTCGCCCGTTCCCAGCTTCGCCTCGATGCTCTCGATTGCTTTCCTGACGATCCGCGCTCTGTTCTGCTGTTGTTCTGTCATCCGCAAACTTTATTCCCGATTTGAGACTACCATTCGTAATCTCGCGCCCCGCTCGCGGCGTTGGGCTAAGTAACAGATTTTGAACGCGCA